ATTATTTTACGAGTTCATTACCATTTGCTCAAAAAGGTGCTGCAGTAGATATTCCACTTGGGTCAATCAACGGTGATGCTGAAGTATATATAAATAATTTAGTTGGCCCTACTACTTTAACCGGAAACCCTACAAGCCCAGTAGTACAAAACCAACTTTCAACTTTAGTAGGTAACAACGAATTATTTGCACATTTAGATGATTTGCAAGTAGGCGCAACTACTATTAACGATTTGCGTAGAGCATTTCGTTTACAAGAATGGTTAGAGAAAAATGCACGTGGCGGCACAAGATATATTGAAAATATTTTGATGCATTTTGGAGTAAAATCATCAGACGCAAGATTACAAAGACCCGAATATATTACTGGAGTTAAAACACCAGTCGTCATTAGTGAAGTACTAAACACTGCTGGAACATTTAGTGGTCAAACAGCTACATCACCCGTACAAGGTAATATGGCTGGTCATGGTGTTGCAGTAACCACTGGAAAATATGGTAATTATTTTTGTGAAGAACATGGCTATATTATCGGAATCATGTCTGTTATGCCAAAAACTGCTTATCAGCAAGGAATACCAAAAACATTCCTTAAAAATGACCCGCTTGATTTCTTTTGGCCTTCATTTGCACATATTGGAGAACAGCCAGTACAAAACCAAGAATTAATGGCTTATGCCGGTGCAATGAACGAACAAACATTTGGATATGTGCCTAGGTATGCAGAATATAAATATAATCCAAGTCGTGTCGCTGGAGAATTTAAAACAACTCTCGACTATTGGCATTTAGGTAGAAAATTTGCCAATTTACCAGCACTCAATCAAACATTTATTGAGTGCACACCAGAACAATGCGCAAGGATATTTGCAGTTAATAGCGAACAAGATAATTTGTATATGCAAATATTGCACAAGATTAGAGCAGTACGACCAATGCCCAAGTTCGGAACACCAATGTTCTAATATGTCAACAAGATGTATAACACCCTTCTACAAGAAATTGGATATAGTCAACGGTGTTACAACTGGATATGTACCATTTCCATGTGGCAAATGTCCACCTTGTTTGAGGAGAAGAGTATCAGGATGGAGTTTTAGATTAGTAAAACATGGAGAGCGGTGCAAGTCCGCTCTCTTTGTTACTCTTACTTATAATGATGAAAAGATACCAAAAACCGAATCAGGGTTACAGACATTAAAAAAGTCCGATTTGCAGAAGTTTTTCAAACGTTTAAGAAAAAAGACGCATGAGAAAATTAGTTATTATGCAGTTGGAGAGTATGGGGATAACACTCAAAGGCCCCACTATCATATTATTCTTTTTAATGCTATTCCTAGAATTGTTGAAGCTAGCTGGTCAATTGATAATGATATTAATGGCCATTGCCATTTTGGCGATGTTAGTGATGCCAGTATAGGCTATACATTAAAATATGTAAGTAAGGAAAAAAGAATACCTATGTTTCACGGTGATGACAGAGAAAAAGAATTTTCAGTTATGAGTAAAGGATTAGGAAAAGATTATTTAAACGAAAGAACAATTAAATGGCATAAAGATAAATTAGAAGAAAGATGTTATTTGCCATTAAAAGATGGAAAAAAGGCATGTATGCCGAGATATTATAAAGACAAACTTTACAATAAAGGTGAAAAATTTCGGATTTCAGTATTTCAAGAATATTTACAGGAATTGGAAGAACCAATACCCGAAAGAATTAAAGTTGAACAAGATATCAACGCATTTAGACGAGCGCATAAAAAAGCTAAACAAAGACAAAAAATATAAACATGGAAAATCAAGTAAAACACCCGCTTAACGCAACAGAATTTGTTTATGAAGGCGAAGTAAACAACGAGCCTAGCCAAACAGTACCAGACCAAAGCATGGGACTTCGTGAATTACTTATAAGATATGCTAAAGGTTTACCCTTAGAAGGTGCAAAAACACCAATATTTGAGGGAGAAGACGGAAGTGAAATTGATATTGAAAGACTAGACCTCGCAGAACGTGAAGAATTGGCTGAACAAGCCAGAGAGGAGTTAAAAAATCTCACAGAGAAGATAAAAACCGATGTAGCGAAAGCGAAATCGAAAAGAAAATCAGTAATTACTGATGTTGAGGAAAATTCCGAAACAGATGAAAATCAATAAAAAATACCTTTTTTATTTTAAAAAAAGCACAGCCCTGAAAGGGCTGAGCTACGCAATTAGCACTAATACACTCTTGATATATTAGTGCTAATTGACACTAAGCCCTAAAAAGGCGATAAAAAAGTGAGGAGGCCAAGGAGGTACGACGCGAACGATAAACGAATTAAAAGCCTAAAAATGGGCTTAAAAGTCAAAAAACAATAAAATATGCCAGCAGAAGTATTGGCGGCAGGTATAACAGCCGCAGGACAACTAGCAAACGCAGGATTACAAGGTAGTATGAACCAAGCTACCAGAAAGTGGAACGAAAGAATGTACAACACCCAAAGGGCAGACGCATTAGCCGACTGGATGCGTCAAAACGAGTACAATCACCCAATGGCACAAATGCAAAGGCTCAAAGATGCTGGATTAAACCCAAATTTAGTATATGGAAAAGGCGCAGACGCAATGTCCAGCCAAAGTGTTAGAGGGACAGATGTAAAAAGTTGGAACCCACAAGCACCCAGTTTTGATACTGGGAGTATAGTAAGAAATGCACTATTTGCTGGAGTAGATTTAAAAGCAAAAGATGCAAACGTTAGAAATACAGAACAAGTAATTGCTAACAATAAAGCAAAAGAAGAAGAAACAAAAGCAAGAACTATTAATATTTTAGGAAACACAGAAAAAACATCATTACAGAATAAAAGATACAATGAACTAGTTGATAGTCAATTATCATCAATGAATGCTAGGACAAGACAAGCACAAGCTCAAACAGATCAAACATTAACAAGGACCGAGCAGTTAAAAATGATATTTACCCCTACCTTACAAAAAGCAGTTCAAGATGTATTGCAATCAAGACTAACACAAGCAAAAACAATTGCAGAGACAAATTTGATTAAAAAGCAAATTGAAAATGTTGGAAAAGATGTAGATCTCAAACAATTGGATACAGATTTAAAAAAATTAGGTATTCAGCCCGGCGATAATATGTTTATGCGAATAGGTGCTAGAATTCTTAATGGAATACTGGGAGATATTAAAAACCCCAAATCGCAAACATGGCAAAAAAGTAACAGTCCAAATAAAGTTATGGATAGGTAAAAACCAGCATTTTTTACTAAAAAATGCCATAAATTCACATATGTTAATAAATGATTTTGGACAGTTTGAAAATGATTCTTATCATGCATTTTCATAATATAAATTATAGGAAAAACACCCCTTGTTTAACCACTAAAAATTAGTTAAAAAATGAGAAAAAAACGTCGGTCAGGACTCTACTCAAAAAAGAATCGTATGAGAAGGTCAAGAACCAAAAAGTTGAGAACATATTATGTTTCTCGTGGTGGAATTCGTCTTTAATTATAAACCAATAAAAATTTAAAAATGGCAAAGCCAAACATTTTTAATTCAGTACAAGTATCTAAACCAAAGAAAAACGTATTTGACCTTACTCATGATGTTAAAATGAGCGGAAAAATGGGTAGACTTCTACCCGTATTAGTCCAGGAATGCGTTCCTGGCGATAGTTGGCAAATTGGATGCGATAGCCTTATTAGATTTGCCCCATTGATTGCACCAGTAATGCACAGAATTGATGTATCAGTTCATTATTTCTTTGTCCCAAATAGAATTTTATGGGACAATTGGGAGAAATTTATAGTAGATGCAAATACTCAACATGTATTGCCTTATCTTGAAGCCATTTTTTTAGAACCACAATACCAAAATCCTACTCAAGCTGGTACTGCCTCAATTTTAGCCGATTATATAGGTGTACCTAGTCCAGCAAACGGAAATGCCGGTTCAACTAGAATTAATGCATTACCATTTGCTGCTTATCAGTGTATTTATAACGAATATTATCGAGATCAGAATTTGGTTGCACCTATAAATTATAAACTAACAGATGGTCTTACTTGGCAAAGTAATTGGGCAGATGTTCGTGAAATTACAAATATTCGAAACCGTGCATGGGAACATGATTATTTTACGAGTTCATTACCATTTGCTCAAAAAGGTGCTGCAGTAGATATTCCACTTGGGTCAATCAACGGTGATGCTGAAGTATATATAAATAATTTAGTTGGCCCTACTACTTTAACCGGAAATCCTACTAGCCCAGTTGTTCAAAACCAACTTTCAACACTTGTAGGCAACAATGAATTATTTGCACATTTAGATGATTTGCAAGTAGGCGCTACAACTATTAACGATTTGCGTAGAGCATTTCGTTTACAAGAATGGTTAGAAAAAAACGCACGTGGCGGTACTAGATATATTGAAAATATTTTGATGCATTTTGGTGTAAAATCATCGGACGCAAGATTACAACGACCCGAATATATTACTGGTATTAAAACTCCAGTTGTTATTAGTGAAGTATTAAACACCTCTGGTACATTTAGCGGTCAAACACCCACATCACCCGTTCAAGGTAATATGGCCGGCCATGGTGTTGCCGTTTCAACTGGAAAGTATGGTAATTATTTTTGTGAAGAACATGGTTACATTATCGGAATTATGTCCGTTATGCCAAAAACTGCTTACCAGCAAGGAATTCCAAAAACATTTCTTAAAAATGACCCGCTTGATTTCTTTTGGCCTTCATTTGCACATATTGGAGAACAGCCAGTACAAAACCAAGAATTAATGGCTTATGCCGGTGCAATGAATGAACAAACATTTGGATATGTTCCTAGATATGCAGAATACAAATACAATCCAAGTCGAGTTGCTGGAGAATTTAAAACAACCCTTGATTATTGGCATTTAGGCAGAAAATTTGCCAATCTACCATCTCTAAATCAAACATTTATTGAGTGTACTCCAGAACAATGTGCTAGGATATTTGCAGTAAATAGTACACAAGACAATTTGTATATGCAAATATTACACAAAATTAGAGCGGTAAGACCAATGCCTAAGTTCGGAACACCAATGTTCTAATATGTCAACAAGATGTATAACACCTTTTTACAAGAAATTGGATATAGTCAATGGAGTTACAACTGGATATGTACCATTTCCGTGTGGCAAATGTCCCCCTTGTCTAAGGAGAAGAGTATCAGGATGGAGTTTTAGATTAGTAAAACATGGAGAGCGGTGTAATACCGCTCTCTTTGTTACTCTTACTTATAATGAAGAAAAGATTCCTAAAACTCAGTCAGGATTGCAGACATTAAAAAAGTCCGATTTGCAAAAGTTTTTCAAACGTTTAAGAAAAAAGACGCATGAGAAAATTAGTTATTACGCAGTTGGAGAGTATGGGGATAACACTCAAAGGCCCCACTATCATATTATTCTTTTTAATGCTATTCCTAGAATTGTTGAGGCTAGCTGGTCAATTGATAATGATATTAATGGCCATTGCCATTTTGGCGATGTTAGTGATGCCAGTATAGGATACACACTTAAGTATGTGAGTAAAGAAAAAAGAATACCCATGTTTCACGGCGATGACAGAGAAAAAGAATTTTCAGTTATGAGTAAAGGATTAGGAAAAGATTACTTAAACGAAAGAACAATTAAATGGCATAAAGCTAAATTAGAAGAAAGATGTTATTTGCCACTAAAAGATGGAAAAAAGGCATGCATGCCAAGATATTATAAAGATAAACTCTACAATAAAGGTGAAAAATTTCGTATTTCAGTATTTCAAGAATATTTACAAGAAATGGAAGAACCAATACCCGAAAGAATTAAAGTAGAACAAGATATTAATGCATTTAGACGAGCGCACAAAAAAGCTAAACAAAGACAAAAAATTTAAACATGGAAAACCAAGTAAAACACCCATTTAACGCAACAGAATTTCTTTATGAAGGCGAAGTAAATAACGAGCCTAGCCAAACAGTACCAGACCAAAGTATGGGATTACGTGAATTACTTATAAGATATGCTAAAGGTTTACCCTTAGAAGGTGCAAAAACACCAATATTTGAGGGAGAAGACGGAAGTGAAATTGACGTTGAAAGATTAGACCTCGCAGAACGTGAAGAATTGGCGGAACAAGCCAGAGAGGAGTTAAAAAATCTCACAGAGAAGATAAAAACCGATGTAGCGAAAGCGAAATCGAAAAGAAAATCAGTAATTACTGATGTTGAGGAAAATTCCGAAACAGATGAAAATCAAT